TGCCAGACTTCGGCTGCGATTTCTTCGTTAGGTTTTAATTGTGGTGGATTGACCCACTCAACAACTCTTGTCGTATTCATCGTTTCAGTCCAGCCTGCATAGCTCACACCATAGATACGAGAGATATTGTCAATTGTGGCATTTAGCTCGCCTTCAAAATAGTCGAAAAATGCTTTATGGCGATAAGGGCTAGACCAAACTTGAACCCAATTACCAGACCTCTTAGCGATAGCGACATGACCATAATTGCCAGTTCCGCCAGTCCACCAGATTGGGACAAAGCATCCATCTGGAAGATTACGGTCTTGGTGTTTTGTGTTGTTCCAGTTCCATGCAATTTGGGCAGATGCTGCGAACGGTGCGACATTAAATGTCCTCTGTGCGACAGCTAGACACCACAAGAACCAGTCTAATAGCGGTTTGCCTTGATAATAAACAACTAACTTCTTATCATCTAGGTTTGGGTAGATTGTTTGCTTCCAGCTCATTTTACCTCCTCAACGACTGCGACGATGAATACGCCCATAGATAACAGGTAAATTATTATCGCAGGAAGCAATAATCCTGCCTGACCAATAATCAGCCAGAAGTTGATGTTCAAGATTAGGAAGCCACCCCAGAATAACGCCTTGAACCAGTCGATACTATTATTTTTTTTCTTCTTCATAGGTTTTCTCCTCGTTAAAAAAGTGTATATGAGAAAAGGCAGATATTCACACATCGTTCTTTTCTCATAGTACACCTCTTTTGCTTATTGTTTACCCTGATTAAGCTTCAGTAATTTTTGCAATCTTCTTGCGGACACCGTTTTCATCGGCTGCGACGGTGAATTCTAACTCAACAGTAGTTTCATCAGAACGAGAAATGTTGTTTGGAACAGTCGTCACAAAAGCGTTCTCATAAAGGTGCCACTCACGAGTGCCGTCTTTCTTGCGGAACGGAGCAAGGATGGAGACATTGAATTCACGGAATTCGTTAGTCACTTCCCAAACTTCAGCTGTAACCTTCTTGCGGTAGATGATGTTTAGTTCTTGACCAATCCAGTCTTTGCCAACCAAGATAAGACCGAGTGATTTATTGCCAAGATAGTCTGAAGTTAATACCTGGAATTTGTCAGAGTCGGTAGTAGCGTTGATGGTTGGGATTGGACTGTTTACACGGACGAGGTCACGAGAATTACCAGCACAACCTGGGGTCTGAATATAGACATAACCACAGTCGCTTTCGACCATATCAGAGAGCTGGATGAAGCCGTAGCCATCGAGTTCAGGGTTGATAGTCTTAGCATTACCAACAGTACGGGTGACGATGTTGAGAATACCGAATTCAGTATCATCAGTCTTACGAAGAGTTGGGTTGATGTATTTGAGGTTCTCAGACCATTTGTTAGCAGTTAAGTTAAAGGTGATAGAACCAGATTGTGGGTCATATTCAGAAGTAGAACAAGCACCTTCAATCACATCGAACGATTGGCTGTCGCCAAAGGTATCAAGACATGAGAGCAAGATAGTGCGATTAAGTTCGAGGTCTTCAATGCTCTCGTAGAAAGCGATAGAAGAGACACCAACATAATCACCGACCTTGATATTAGTGCCGTCGATAACGAAGCGAGCCTTAACACCGATAGTCGATGGAGTCCAGCCAGTACCAGTTTCAGTAGGGGCCTTTGAAAGGTCGAACTGGACAGGGTAGAGGTATGAACCATTACCACCCTTAGTAGCGTGGACAGTCTTTGAAAGAGCATCAAAGTTAGCCCAACCACCTTCTGCGTAGTCAGTTAAGTTAATAGTCACCTTATGGTCACCATCTGGAAGCAAGACATAAGCAGTGATGATACCAGTTGCGTAGAGGGTAGTATCAAAGGTCTTTTTGAAGTCACCGATAGTGACAGCAGCTTTAGCCACAACGGCACCTTGGTAAGTACCAGTATTGTAGCAGGTATTTTTGCTACAGCCGAAAGCATCAACAGGGGTGTTGGCTGCGTTGTAGAAAGCACCTTTAAGGTTAGCATTAGATGCTGCGGTATTGTTGCGAGTGTCAATCTTTGCACATGAAGCGAGAGAGTCAAGTACAGAGATGGCAATCATGTCATCGTTCTTCAACTTACCCATTTGGTCTTGTCGAATTACGAAGCCTTTTGAGTCACATTTAGCCATGTTTTTCGTTTTTCCTTTATGTTAATAATTATTATTCTTGGTTTGCGATTGAAGCTGACAAACGGTCAAAGCCTCGTTGCATTTTTGGGGTAAGATTGCCAGCGTCTTGGACAGCTTTTAATCTGCGAGCGACAACAGCGTTGGTTGCCTTATGCTCGGTGGCTACTTGCGTTTCCTTCTGGGTAGCAGTAGTCTCGGTGGTGATATTTTCCGCCATATAAGAGAACTCCTTATTGTTTAATCTTCTGGGATTAAAAGGTGTCGATACTAGTCTTATGCTAACACAGTTCTTGAGAATATTTTTTAGAGTGGGTATAATAAGTATAAAAGGAAAAGGTAAACGCTTTAATCATGGTTGTAGAACGAACACGAGATGAGATATTAGCTCACGAAAACGACAAAGAATATATGGCCAATCGTGTTGATTGGGTCAAGGGCAAAATCTTAGATGTCTCAGACTATCGTAAAATCTCAGTCGACTCAAATGAAGAGTTGATGATACTTGCAAAAATTGGACAGCTTATGGCAGATGAAGTCGTACCTGGGGCGAAGTTATTTTTCACTCAGGCAGTACTTGTTGGGGCTGCGATGCTTAGTCGAGAACTAGCAGATAAATTCGGGCTGGACTTTGAGAAATACCGGTCGGTTTTAATGGTCACCCCCACCCGTTATGGCAAGCTCTGTCATGACGATACCCCAGTACTCACTACAAAAGGCTGGAAGAAGCATGGGGATTTAGAGCCTGGGGATGTTATTTTCCACCCCTCTGGTAAACCAACTGTGGTTGTTAGTAAAACCCCTAAAATGGATGTTAATTACAAAGTGGTATTTGACAATGGTGAAGAGATTTATACCCATGCTAATCATGAGTGGCAAGTTTATCTAGGAAAATCAAAGGTACCTCGTATCGTAGAGACTAGAGAATTGGACGGAGTAAAGAAGAGCGCTTATTTTGTCGACACCACTGAACCTTGTAAGTTCATCACAAACGACCAGCCTTTTGACCCGTATCTGCTTGGATGTTGGCTAGGGGGAGCGCCGATAGACACCGACGGCAAGAAGATGACTAAAGCATACGGTGGCTATAACAGTAAGCATATTCCAGATGTTTATAAATACGCTTCAACGATAGAGCAAAAATTACTCTTAGCTGGGCTAATTGACACAGTAGGGAGAGTAGATGGACATGGGGTCATCACAGTTAAAGTGTCCCCAGAAAGAGTCGCTAACGACCTCGCAGAGATGCTAACCGTAATGGGTATAGACCATAGTAAGGTCAAACCTACCTTTTTTGGGCGGAAGACGCATTATAAGATTAGCTTTTCATTACCATATAACATCCCTACTTTTCGTTTTAGGCGGTTCCAGACCGCCCCTAGAAAAAGGATTGGTATTGTTAAAGTAGAGAAGGTTGAAAATGCAGGGCAAGGCAATTGCATTATGGTCGACTCTTCAGACGGTATGTATCTTGTCGGTGAGAGTCTAATCCCAACACATAATTCATTTCTTAATGCGTTCATCGCTATTGCCAACGCTGCCTTAGGTGGAAAGGAAGTGCGTATTGGTGGTGCGACCAGAGACAAAGCAGGTCTTATTCAGGAAAAGGTAGTAGGGCTACTACCTTCTGCATCTAAAGAAATCCAAGATGGTTTAGTGATTACAGATGATGACGGTGATGTGAATAAAAAAGTCCAGCGTCTTGCAACACAAGCCTCAAAGGAAGCCTTGGCATGGAAATCAGGTGGGTCGATTAAATTGTTCTCAACTAATGAGACAAAAAAGAGTGCAGACATCGCTGCTGCTGGTGCGGTCGGTGTCGGTGGTGATGTGGTATTGCTAGATGAAATTCAGATTATGTCGCCAGTCGGGTTTCGTACTGCCTCTCGTTTCTTCATGGAAAATAACGATACTAAGCGTTTTTGCGTGGGCAACCCACAGATTAACGGTCATTTTAGAGACCTTTATGACGACCCTACCACATTTGTCGTCCACATGAACGACTCTTCTGCAATTATTGAAGGGCGTATGACAAGACGGCAAATGGAACTTACTGGTATGCCGACATATTCTAATGAATATAGGGCTTTTGTGACCTGTGTTGATGAGCAGACAGAGTGTTTAACCCCAGAGGGGTGGAAATCTATTAAAGACATCAAAGAGGGGGACATTGTAGCTCAAATTGAGAAAGATGAGACATTAACTTTTGTACCTGTACAACATAAAATAGAACATATTTCAGAAACGATTTATAAGACATCTTTTGCAAAAGACGAGTGGTTATTTACAAAAGGTCATCGTCAATATGTTTATAACACCAGCAGAAAAACAGGAAAGACAGAAAAGAAAGTCTACACGATAGAGAACCTACCAAAGGGGTCGCATATCAGAATATTGTCTGGGGGGGTCAACCACAATAATAAAGGGGTGAGCTATTTAGACAGACTTGCCATTGCGTGCCAAGCAGATGGGTCGATTGAGCATATATATACTGGGCGATACAAAGGCAAGCCAAAGGGGCTTACAAGCTGGCGAATAGAGATGAGAAAACCTCGAAAAATAGAACGCTTAAAACATATTCTTGATAACTCTGGCGTGGAGTATAATATTTATATTCAGAAAGATGGCGATACTAGGTTCACCTTTTCTCTTCCGTCAAAAATCACAAAAACGCTTTCAGACTGGTTTGGGTGGGAGATTGGTTCAGAAGATGCTAAGACTATTCTTGATGAGATTATGGAGTGGGACGGTTGCAAAACATCAAAGAGATATAGTAGTGTGGTCAAAGATAATGTCGATTTTGTGCAAGCTATTGCATCTCAATGTGGCATAAGGACATATTCTTTCTCTACCGTAATGAGGACAGGAACTACTCTATATGACGTTTATCTCCATGCCACAAATATACGAACTACTCAATATCTAAAAAGACAAGAGATTAACTGGGGAAAGCCTGTTTATTGCATTACCGTCCCATCTGGTGAGTGGGTAGCTCGTAGGAACGGTCATGTTATAAACACAGGCAACTGCGAATTCCCGCCAGATAATTCAGGCAATCGTTTCTTCACTACATTACCATCAGTTTATGATAAAACTGCTTTTCCTACCCCATCACAGAAAATATCATTTATGGGCATCGACTCTGCATATAAAGGTGCAGACTCACTCATCGTCACTATCGTTACCCTTAACATCTCACCAGAGCGTATTTGGGTGTCATTAGACTATCAAGAAGATATGAAAACTCGCTACCCAGTTTGGGACGATACAATGACGACCCTTAATATCTGTTTAGATGTATTGAAATTAGTTGAAAGATATGGAATAGAGAGAGTCTCAATCGATATTGGTATGGGTGTTCAGCTATACGAGACATTACTAAGACTTTCCCCTGACCTAGACATCGAGCCAGTAGCTTTCGGTTCATTGCCGACCGAGTGGCGAGCTGAAACAGATTTCAATGCGAAGTGGGCATTAAATAAGCGTGCTGAGATGCACTTAGATTTGAAAGAACTCTGTGAGTCTCAGATGATGTTTATTGCCCCAGAATATTATGATGATTTGATTAAACAAATCCGTGAAGTAGGCAATTCAGAGCAAGGGCAGAAGATTAAGATTGAAGCGAAGAAAGAGATAAAACGCCGTCTAGGACAGTCTCCAGATGCATTAGACTCACTATGTCTAGCGGTTAGGTCATTGGTCTTGTCAGGCATTTTGAGGGGCGAAAATGACGCTAGTGTAGATGATATGGTACAGGTCTATGGTGGACAATAATCCCGAAGTTCCTGAGTTCATGGAGGGAGCGAAAATCTATATTAACCCTACACTATCTTTGTATTTTCCACCTCTGTCTAAAGAAGAGTTCAGTAAAAAACAGAGTGCATTAGGTAAGAGAAAAACCAAGCCAAGCTGGCCTAAAGGTAAGCCTCGCCCGAACTCTTCAATCGCTGCTAAGAAGCAATGGGCTGAGCCTAACGCTAGAATTCGTCAAGCAGTTGTAGCTCGCATGAAAAATGGTGGAGCTTCAGAAATGGGCAAATCAGCCACTAATCGAGATTATGTAACAAAGGCTACTACTGAGCGTAATATTAAGAGACAGAAGTGTATCAAAATGATGAATAAATACGGTCTTGATACCCCCAATTTTGGTCGTATGTCTGATGACGCATTAAATGCATTGTATGAAGATTTATGTCAATGGGCAATTTAATCAAGACGTAAAAAAAGCGATAAAGGGTGGGCATCTATCGCTTTTCTTGTGTTTATAATATTACAAATCCCCCTGTATTGCAAGGGGGATTTTGTAATTGTGTGTTTTCTTACTCTTAGCTAGCTAATTAGACTAACTTTGGGTTGAGGGTTGCCTTTGGGTAAAGCTGACCAACGACACCAGAGTTGACATAATTATCAAGACCGCTGAGGACGAGGCTGTCACAGATAGAAGCAAGCTTAACATTGTTGATTAAGATTAAGCCGTTCCAGTCAGTAACAACAGTCGAACCAGCAAGGTGCATAGATACACAGTGGCCGCCACAGTCGTCTTGAGAGTCGATACGCTTGATGTATGGGCCTGTTGGGGTGTAAACAGTCTTGATACCGACCTTGCTTGGGTCAATCAACCAGACTGAGGTAGTGTTGTCAGAAAGGTCGACATCGACGAAGCGAGAAGCTACGATTGGCATACCACGGTAAGAAACAGTGTTTCCTACAAGCTTCCAGTCAGAGAACGGGTCAGCTTTGAGGTAGGTGCGAACTTCTTGGCGAAGAGTTGGCATCAAGATTGGGTTGATAGCGATAACATAGCCACCAAGTTCACGACCCATAGCCATCAAGCGACAGTCAGCCATCATGATAGACTCTAAGACACCAGCTGAACCGTCAATCTTGAGAGTACGAGCGTCAGCAAGACGAGACAACAGACCGTTAAATGGACGGAGAGCATCACCGTTAGTCTGAGTGGTACCTAAGATGAGGTTGCGGTCGAAGATGAACTTAGCATAACGAGCTACGAATTTAGCACGCTTGGCTGCGAAAGACTTGCCGTACTCAGTAAATGGGTCACGAGTGTCTTGTGATTTCTGGAAGACAGCGCTTTCAAGCATTTCATCGAGAGAAGAGCTGACGCAGTCTTTCACACAGAGTTCGTGTAGGTCAAGCTTGTAGCGTGAGCCTTCAAGGCTTGGGGTACCAACACAACAAGTGCTACCAGCATCGTCTTTACCGACTAGAGTGTCGTTAATGACAAATGGGGTCTGGAAGTAATATTTTTCACGACCAGTTTTACATGGGTCGATGAGGATTTCAGTCTCATTTGCAACACCGTTGTTAAGAAGACGGGCTACAAGTGGGTCTGAACCGTCGTTAGCGTGGCTAATGACAGATTTTGAGTTATCTGGCTGAATACCTTTGGTAACAGCACCGATAGCGTTGGTTGACGCTGCAAGTTGCATTGCTTCATCGGTGGTGATGGCATTCTTGCCAGAGAAGATTTCATTTGGGTTCATTTGGCTTATTGCTCCTTATTGAGTTCAGCAAATGCAGCTGTATAGGCATCTACTTCCTCAGTTTTATTTTTCTCTTCTTCAGGTGTCGTTTTGCCACCCTCATCAGCCGTTGGGGCATCAGAAGCAGCCATAGCGAGAATACTGGTTAAGCGTTCCTCGGTGGCAAATGCTTTTTCTGCTTTTACAGTGAGTTGGGCTTTCAAATCGGCATTTTCTTCTTTCAAAGAAGCGTTTTCAGCTTTGAGGTTCTTGATTTCTGCTTCGATTGCAGAGAGTTTGTCCTCTTCTTCAGAAACAGCTTCTTCTTTTACCTCTTGTTCCGCCTCTTCGGCTGGTTCGGCTGGTTCAACCTCAGTAGCTTCGACAGCTGGCGTTTCCACAGCTTCAGTCTCAGCGACCTCAGTAGTAACCTCAACATCTGGGCCTGCAGATGCGTCGACCTGTTCGAGGGCAGGGGCTTTGAGTTCTTCATTTTTCTTCATAGAAAACTCTTTTTCCTTGATTAGGTTAATATCGGTTGAACCTGCATTTTCCAGCAAACCGTCTTTGTAGGAATTTGCAGATTTAGGGGCTAAACAAACAGCGTAGCCTTCAATCTTAAGGTCGTCAATGAGAGGGACAAGGTATTTACCTTGAGACTCATCGCCAGTCACTTTTTCAGCGGTGGCGTATTCATCAGCATTAACAAACATTTCGACTGATAAGGCAGTACGGTTGTTCATTTTTAACAAATCTTTGACGGCGTATAGCTCTTGGTCGAGTTTTACATTGACATCGATTGCGTATCGACCATCTTCAAGTTCAACTAAGCGTAAATCTTTCTTAGTGAACAATCCGAGGTCAATAGACCTATTGTGGTCTTTATCAATTGTGCCGACAAAGTCATCAGTTAAGCTTTCGTACCATTTCTTCAACACTCCTTTGCGAATAACGGCATAAGCCATTGGTTCGCCAGTAAAGAAGCCGTTGTCTACCACCACACCTTCGTCGATTAAGCGACACCAGTTTTCACCTTCTGTTTTAAGAGATGATGAAAAGTTGGCACCTTCAAGACTGAATTGTCTTGGAAGTGGTTCACTAGTCCCCACTTCATAACGACATTTTTTGTCCCATTTAGACTTAATCTTCTGTCTCATGGTAGTGTTTTCTTTGGCACGAGAAGCTGTTGTCCCAGACGGAAGTGTCATTTTATTTTTCCTCCAAAATCTTAAATGGGTTGTATAACGCATAAGGCTTCGCACCAGAACAGGAAGCACATTTAGTCACGGTGTAATCTACACCATTGGTTTCTAAGGTCTGTTTCAAATCACTTGTTAAGAGTGACTTTTGTCTGACATCACCAATCTCGCCTTTGATTAGACGAATAAGGGTGTCATCCACAGCCTCATAAACCTCACCTGGCATAAATGTCACACGAGAATTAACAACACTATTACCATCGGCAGATGTCTTATAAATCATGCGAGGGATTGCTCCTTCGATAAAGTCATGTAGCTTAAATAGCATAAGTGTTGTATCGTCCTTCCAGTTCTTATTTAGTTGCGTTTTTGATGAGGTTGCGTAGATACTCTTGAGTTTCATTTGAGGTAGTCGCTAGGGCTTCCTCAATCATTTCATCGACGCTTTTTGCCATTTCGATATGTTCCTCAACAGCATTTTCGACTTCTTGAATTACCTCTTCGGTATTTTCAACAGTGTCTTCAATAGTGGTAGGGGTTTTAACTTCTTCTTCTTTAGCCATGATGGTTAATTCTCCTTACCCTATTAAGCACATTTACCAAGTTCTTCGTCAGCCTTGATTTTGTCGGTTTCAGCTGGGGCTGCATCACCTGCGGTGACAGTAGCAACAAGACAAAATGTGCAAGAGTTGCCGTTGACCTTGTAGTAATTGGTCTGTTTCTTGTTGACGCTATCGGTGAAGTGGATTAAATCACCATTGTCATCAAGTTGGCGCTGAATAGCGTAAGCACGAGCCCCCGTAAAGGTCACATCGCCGCCTTCTACTTTCAGCACTAGAGTCTTTGTATAGACTTTCTCTGCCATATTATTACCTTTCGTTGTTGTTAATATTACTAGCTAAGAGGGGTCGATACTGCTAGGCACATCATAGCACAGATTATTTTGTTTTATTTTTTTCTGTGCCAAAGATAATATGGTCTGACCAGTCTTTTCTGTCTGTCCATAGCCTACCTTTTTCACCAATCTTTCGACCAATCGCCCATACAGCGGTAGAGAATAATGTATTCCCTTGGGCGTTGTGTTGCCTGCGAATAACATATTGGGTACGGCACTTACCACACTCGATAATCTGGGTTTGGTCACCAGTCCCTTCGCCGACAACAGTAAAGCATGGGTTTTTGCAGATAGAAATTCGACCTTCTTTATTCATATAAGCAGATTGACAAATCATGCGACGAGTCTTCTGTTTATATTTACCAAAGTCCATTTCGCCATCCACGATTACAAGAGGGTGAATATGGAACTTACCATTTTCGGTTCGTGCCAAGGCTTCATCGTCCATAGGGACATTAGGGGCGGAAGTCATTATTTGTCCTTCTTTGGTTCTTCTTGTGCCTCTTCAGGTTCGTCAGTCAAGCCTTCGCCACTATTCTTTTCCTTACTGGTCAAGACCTTTTCTAGGCTATCGCCGTCGATATTGGTGTCTTTTACAGTATCATTTTCAATTAAATGAATAAGGTGAAGAGCAGATGCACCATCGAGAGACGAGGTCATGGTTGAATAAGCGAATTTATCTTCGACTAATTCAGCACGCACGAATTGCCAATCGTGAAGTGAGGTATTGTAGTGAAAACGGTAAACCTTTACCTGTGGGGTCAAAGTAGTGTTTTCAAAAGCTTGGATTACAGCACCACCAAATGCGAATAGAATATCGGTACCTGGGCGAAGACCAAGCGTACCAGCTGGGACAGTCTGTTTTGCATAACGGTTAGCAGTTAAGCGACGAGGGTCGATAACCTTTGGTTGAGTACGAGCAATGCTTTTGAGTGTACCGTTTGGGTTAAACTCAATCGCCCCTTCACCGATTTGTTCTTCCATGTAGCCATCACGACCTACTTCGTTAAGCTTAGACATAGCTTCTTGTCTAGCACGGATTTTGTTGTAGTTCTCTGGGTCGTAAACATTTACAGTTCCAGAGATTGGTTCTGCTTTATCAGCATCACTTAATATTTTTTGTAGTACTTCTGGGCGAATTGCCATAAAGATATATTTCCTTGTTTAGATGTCGTATACCGCTATCATACCATAAAAGGTTTATCTTTTAATCAGTTTTGTAAAAGACCTGTCAAGTCGGTCGGTAAATTGACCTGGGCCAGTAGAACTCACCACATCTGTGATTAGTTTTTTCTCACCGTTAGGGTAAACTATCACACCGATAATCGGGCGAGGCATCTGGATTGTGCCTTCTAACGATTGAAACACTTCATCACGAGTACTAACTGAAACATAATATGATAAGACAGCATTTGGGCGATAATTCGACAGACTATCTTCTGCATTAGCTTCAATAGCAGCTGAGTCTGTTAGTAGGCGTATTTCTTTACCGTCAAGGCGTAATGTCGCATTTTTAATGATTGAATTAGATGCGTAAACAGATGAGAGTTTTAAGTGGAATTTAATTTTATTTCTTCTAAGTTCATCAAAGCTATAAGTGAACTCTTCAATTATCGGTGGTCTATCACTTGTGATGTATCGATAAGTAGATGTTGCAGAGAATTGCTCTTTTGAGTTCTTTGTCCTAGACTCGACAAAAATGGTTGACCCGAACGGCAAATCAGGGATAGTAAAACTCTGCGATTGTAGGTTAGGGGTTAAATTTCCCCACTCAGACCAATGTGACCCATAATCAGAAGAATATCGATATTGTGGGGTCAATTCTAACGCTTCGCCACCTAGCGACAAAATCGTAGCAGTTAAGGTCGTCGTCACCTTATTATTCACTAGTTCATTATTGGTGAATTTGACTTCCGTTGTTTCTGGAAGAGTAATAACCTCTTGATACCCAGCAGAGTTTGACCAATCATCGCCACTCTGAGCGTTAAACTTAGTAGCCGGGCTATAGGCATAAACACCTAGATAATACTTCGTATTTGATGTGATTGTAAAATCTGGATTACCAATTTTTCCAGAATTAAAATTACTGAGAGTTAGGGCGGTAGCCTTATTTGGCACATTGACCTTCGTAGAAACAATGATACGAGGGTTAGCCCCATATAACCCAGTATTCTTCTTCGTCACCCCCATTTCAAGCGTAGTGAAATCTTCAGCAGGTGAGCCTAAGTCTGCGATTTCTACGGTGCCTTTAATCGTATCTTTTGCGACGACGACATCTTTAACCTTTACACCAGACAATGGTTTATAAACAACAAAGTTAGTGGTTTTGATTTCTGACTCTTGGTTTTGATAAATTTGTCTAGCCCTAAATTCAACTTGTTTGCCAGCGGGGAACCTCACCTCAAATTGTTGTTTTTCCCATGGTTTTTTGGCGGTAGGAAGTGCAATCCACTCAGTAGGGGTGCCGTCTTTCACCGTATATGAATATTCAGTCGTGACATTTGCATCGTAGTTTTTAGTTTTATCTCCACCAGTAATCGCAACCGTGACAGCAGTCTCAGTCAAAGACACTCTTGATTGTTTTATAACTTCGATAGTATCAATCGGTGCAGGTGGGGTATGGAAAATCCCACTAGAAACATAACTAGCATTCCCAGTATGTGCATTATCTGTGTAGCAAGCTAGCTTAAAATCTAGACAACCCTTTATTTCAATCTGACCGCCTCGTCTAACCAGTGGGTATGAATTAGCAGGAAAAGTAAAGGCCGTCGACAAGTCTCGGGTGACAGTTTTTAAGCCCATACCAGTGCGAGAAGTATCACCAAGGTTCTGTAATGTCGAATTCTTATCAGCAATAAAGCCTTCATGCCATGGGGTACCAGCACCTGTTTGCCCCCAGCTAGAGACAGAGGTTCTCATCACCACCTCGTTCCACTTGGTAGAAATAAGAGCCGCATACGGATTTTGAGGGGTAGTAGGGCCAGTATTTATTGTCACAGTCCTAGACCACGAGCCTTCAAAGTCATTACGATACCCTCGACCAGCAGTAAATGTGACGGTTCTTTCCCCATTTGCACAGGCCTTATAAAAATTTGTTGTATGAACATCGCCAACTTGTATTCCACTTCTAACCCAGTTCTGGAAGGCCGTATCTTGAA